TCATGCGTGATCTCACCTTGTTGTACACAGAGGCGTATCGTCAAGGCTATGAAATCCGAGGAGGCGAATTGTGGCGTCCTACGGATATGCAGAAGATATACTTCGAGACTGGCAAGTCAAAGATCATGGATTCTGAGCACCTGAATAAGTGCGCTCAGGATTTGCACTTTACCAAGGACGGACAGATTTGCTATCCTGCGTCATTAGGTAAATTCTGGGAAGGACTTAATGAGCGTAATCGTTGGGGAGGATCGTGGCGAGGTAAGATAGAGGCTGGTCTGTCGACGTTTAAAGACATGCCGCACTTTGAGCGAGTGACTAAGTGAAGCAATCTCTAGGTGACAAGACGTTGCTATCACAAGCGAGGGGAGGTGATCGTGAGTCTGCGGCGATCCTACTAAATCGTTTTGGTTTGGATACTGCCGATATAGCTGCTGTAATTCTGAAATGGAAAAAGTTACCCTATCTGACGACTAAGACCGCGAAACGTCTCGCGAGCCAATGATTCGACAGCCTCAGGGATAGTATATCCTTGGGGCTTTTTTGTGCAAAATAACTGCGCAAAATGGGGTATCTTATATGGTACAACAACTAAAGGATCAATTATGTTAGCAATGTTTAATTTCGTTATGATCTTCGCGTTGATGCTATTTATTCTGCCGTTCGCGAAGGTCACACACGTCGTTCCTACGACATACACTGAAGCACCTGTAGCAAAACAAGTCGAAAAAGCCGCACCTAAGGTCAGCGACAAAGAGCTTCGCTGTTTGGCCGAGAACGTCTACCACGAAGCCCGTGGAGAGGGCCACCAAGGTATGATGGCAGTCGCAAAGGTTACATTGAATCGAGTAGCAACGGTGGGCTTCCCGGACACAATCTGTGGAGTAGTTCATCAGGCATCACAGTTCTCATGGACGTTGTCACCAACAACCATCCGTGATCGTACGGCTTTTGAACATGCTTTAGGTATCGCTCGTACAGCGTTACATATCGAGGAAGACATTACTAATGGTGCTCTGTTCTTTCATACGATACAAATCAAGAAACCTAGGTGGGCACACTCACTTGAGGAATCTATTGTGTTGAACAACCACGTATTTTACAAGGGGAGGTAATCATGCAATGTCAATTTTGTGATGAAGAGATTGAGCAGGAAGTCTGTGACTGTTATGCAGCGAAGGAGATACAAAGTGGTAGTCTCTTACGTACGCCAGGAATGTCGTTGACTGAGGATGACACCTGGCGCTACAGTGGTCTGATTACGCAGCCGGTGTTCTATGAGTAACGGCAAACTGCTCTACTGCAGCTTTGAGATGGCCAAGTACCTGGCTAAAGCTGTATGTGCGTCTAAGTATCCTAGTGTTAACATCATGATAGATACTTGCCGAATACGTGGTGGCGAGTTCTGCCTGGCGAACGGTGACAAAATCATGTGGCGCAAAGATGTCGGCTGGTTTATTAAGACGTACTAACATGCTGGCAACTGAATCTGAAGCTGAACAGGAGTACGTTCTTAACGTAGGAAGAGATCGCCGTGATGTTGCATGGATACTGTCCGACAGAGATGTCTGGTATAAGAATCCTTTCTATGATGGTCCTAAGCAGCCCCACCCTGAAGATTACCAAGGAGACGAAGATGAGTAAATTAATTGGGACATCATTGTCCTACTGCGTCAAGGCACTTGCAGAAGGTATTGTGAAGTACGAAGACGTTGCGAAGCTTACAACGTCAACGATGTGTGCAACACCTGAGGACTTTCAGTATGTAATCGACAGTTACAAGCGTGTGTACTGGCGCAAGTATCCTACACTGGCCGAGACTATCGCCAAGCGGTTGATCGAAGATGGTATCATCGACCAGCCACGTCTTCGTGGTGAACCTACAGCAGGCCCACAGTATCACCTTGAGGAGCGCGGTATGACTTCCGACCGGTGGTGGGTTCCTGTGGAGCACGAAGCAAGGATCACGTTTAACTGTTAAGCGAACAACTACCAGCCACAGGTGTAGGGCATGGCATAAAACAAACAGTGGCAGTGCAGCGGTCAGTCCTTCACGTACTACCTTCCGTGATGCATATCCCGACGCCCGAGGTTCTATATCGGGCTACCTAATTCGAAAGACCTTTGTGCAAACATAATTGCGCAAAAGGAGGTATCTTATATGGTACGCCAACTAAGGGGACTTAAATGAAAACCGAATTCGTAAGGCTCATTCGCACCAATCGCAAGTTTGCATTTGCAGTGGTTCTGTGTGTAATAATCATCAATGCCATCTTCCCACGCTTCGGCATGTGGAGCGAAGACTGGATTAACTCTTAAGGAGATTCAGATGTACAAGACAATGGTCGTCACAAAGGCTGATTACAATAAGGGCCTGTATCCCGGTTACACCGCTTACAAGACAGTCGATGCGCTTCATTACGGCATCATCAGTAAACTTCCGTCGTACTAGACGACAATCGAATTAAGGAGACTCAAATGAGTGACCGCATTATTCAAAGCATTCGCGACTGTGTTATCCTGATCGCGATCCTGCTTGCAGTTCTTTATGTCCACGATGCAGAAGCACAGGAAGTGGAAGACAAGCGCGCTGTTGCAGCTGGGTTGGGTTTCGCAGGGTACGTCGGTGGCGCATTCGTAGGTACAGGTATTGGTATCTATGGTTCGCTGTTGCCGTTGTATATTAACGGTGTGCATGCTACCAATGCAGCAGGGATGTACTTGTACTACTATCCTGCAATGGCTGGTGTCGGAACTGGCATCGTGGCAGCAATCGGTAGTGCAGCAGTCGTCAGCAGCTCGTACGTCATCACAGATGCAGTCCAAGAGAAGGGCGTCAAGAAGTATCACAAAGAGGTCGTGGCTTATTACCAGGACAACTTCGACGTCACTATGGACTTCTACAAAGGTTTGTTCAAGTAAGAGAGGAGGGTCGCATGGATGCAATTGTATCAGCACTGGTAATAACCGTGGCGGCCCTCCTGGGCTCCACGTTCGAAAACATGCAACGCAACAGAAGCAAAGTTGAAGTTCCCATTGAAGCCAAAAAGGAGATGCAAAATGAAAAGCCTGATGAGAAGTGTTATGATCGTGCTGGCGTTGTGCAGCCTGCAAGCAGTTGCCTGCGACAAGGCGGTGGTAGTTGACACCTGGGTCCAGGATGAGGGCAAGTCAACCGGAAAGGTTGTCGTCAAGCAGTTCTGCCCTCTAGTAGGTGCAGCCGCAGTGCCGGTAGTCGATGCTAAGCCGAAGGTCGTTGGTCTGCAGCGTCTGCCGATCAACCCTAAGGATGACGCAGTCCTGATCTACAACGAAGGCAACAAACTTATCGAAGTCCAAATCTACATAAAGGAATACAAATGAACACGTCGACGATGAACTACCTCGAAGAAGAGGAACAAGAGAAGAGCAGTGGCAAGCGCACGTGGATGGTGGTGATTGCAGTTATCGTCATTGCCTTCGGTATCAATATCTGGGTCACGATGTCTGACATTCGTGCTGAGAACGTTTCGCTGAAGGCATCCATGCATAATATGGTTGCTGAACAAGTCAACGATAAGTTGGCCCTTCGGCGTAGTGAAGATCAGGTTGTTGCCTTGGAGAAGAAGCTTATTACTCAAGCTTCCGAGACGCGAACTGCGCTACTGGCTCTGGCTGACACGGAGACTCAGCTTGGTGAAGTGAACAGAAACATCGCCAATCTGACGGCAAAGCTCCAGTCGGCAAACAAGACCAAGGAAGTATTGTCACTTGAATTGTCGGCTCAGCGCAAGAAGATGGCCCAGCTCCAAGCGCCCAAGGAAGAACAATCCTTGTGGCAGCGACTGAAATGGTGGTAAAGAAGCGTAAGCCGCAGAGGGCTCCATTCCTTGCTTTCTGGGATGCCTGTAGGTTCAGTATAGATGCAGGTGTAGAAAGAAATATTGTAGCAGCTGTCAAGCTGAAGTTTGCCGCAGCAGACGCCAGGCGCAATCTTGGACCGCTTACTCGTGAACAAGAGAAAGCAGTCGAGGGATGGATACGAGCGAAATACGCTAAGTAACGACAGGGTGGCCTTCGGGCTGCTCTGTCGTATTTCCCTTTCCTCATTATTTTTTTTTTTCGGCAACAGGGTTAATGCAATACTTACTTAAAACAATAATAACATTAAGTATTGGCGCAATATCTTTTGCAGTTACAGCGCTCGCAGCGATAGGCATATGGATTCTGATTCCATTTGCTCTATACTTTATTATCAGACTTTTTGTACACTACTAATGATATCGACAAAACAAAAACTAGTTGATTCAATTACGATACGTCTCAAAGAGGAAGTATCCGCTAATAGTATGGCACGTTTCCTTCGTGACTATCCTGTTGAAGACTATGTGGAGCAAGTGATTGCTACCGTGTATCTGTACACAAGGACTAACAAGGCGAATCCAACTAAGCAGACATCCTTCGCGGAGATCATATCGGCAATTGGTCATGGTGTACGGAACAAGTTCGCGCTACCTCGCAAATCAGGGGTGGCAGCTAGGGCAGGTGCATTTCTATTGTACTCGTTTGAGGACATTGGCCTGTTGAGACTTGTGTATCACAAGGGTGAGAACAATCACGCGGCGTACTTTGTGGAAGTCCTAGATGACGAGAAGATAAATGAATTGTGGAACAAGATCGGTTCTGCAAAGACTGAGAAGTTACCTGTGGAAGAACCTTATCCTGACTGGGATAGCGGCAGACACCCCACTGGAACACGCTTGGTGAAGACAGGTAGTCAAGCAGTACTGAACATGCTGACACCGGATAGGCACCCTGTCGTGTTTCGAGCTGTAAACAGGAAGCAGCACGTAGGTTGGAGAGTCAATGCTGACATCTTCGATCTATCACAATGGGCACTTAGAAACAAGACAGATGCATTTGCTGACATATGGGAGATGCAGAATCCAGAGGCCAAGGCCAGTAAACTAAGGGAGGCGAGAAGTGTCATTGATATAGCGTCACGCTTCAAGGATTCGGTGTTCTACCATCTTTATTACTGTGACTTTCGCGGTCGTATCTATCCTGCCACCGCTTATCTGCACGAACAGGGCAGTGACCTTGCGAAGGGCCTTCTGCTTCGAGAAAGTGGCAAAGCCCTCGGCGAGCAGGGTTTCTATTGGTTGTGCATCAGTCTGGCGAACAATTGGGCGGGTGAATCCGGTAGAGAAGACGGAGCGAAGACAGACAAGATACCTTTGAACGAAAGGGTTTATTGGGCACTAGACAACGAAGAGATTCTGCTGTCCTATGCTGACAACCCGAAGGTAAATCAAGGATGGATGAAAGCTGACAAGGCCTGGCAATTCCTAGCAGCATGTTTTGAGCTGCTGAAATTCAGGGCATGGCAGGTGGATAATCCTGAGTCGTTTGATTATGTGTCTCACATCGAGGTATTTATCGATGGTTCAACGAATGGTAGCCAACACTTAGCTGCTCTCACAAGAGACGAGGTGACGGCTCCACATGTTAACTTAGTGCCTTCGAAATTGCCAGGTGACTTATACGCCTACACTGCTAACAATGTATGGGACGAAATACATAAGAACCTGATGGAGATTCCTTTAGACCTGCAGCAGCAGTGTCAAGAGGTCATCGAGGAATTGGTGGATCAGATGCGTGCGGTGCATGAACACGCTGCTGATGTGGAGCTGCGTAAGAAGCTAGTTGAGAAGCTCCAGAGTTTCAAGCGACAGAACAAAGAGTACATCGAGATATCCTCTCCGATATTCTGGAGCAAGATAACCGACAGGAAGCATCGTAGGAAGATTTTGAAGAGAAACATCATGACGCTTCCTTATGGTGGAACATCGTATGGCTTGGGTAAGCAATCGCTCAAGTAAAATATCTCTAATTGCTGGGAACTCTCCTTGAGACAATCAGCAGCGAAGCCTGGTAACAGGAACGTTCAACGACTAGCCGGAAGGCGTAGAATGCAAGCGCATTCGAAATGGGATACACCGCAAGGTGAAGATATAGTCTGATCTGCATGGTGACATGCAGCTGAATACGTTATCGCTAACGGAGTAGAAATGGATAAAACATACTTGCATGAAAGATTCACGTATGAGGGTGGACAACTGTTATGGAAGACAGTACTCAGTAATCGAAATAAGGTAGGCCAGATTGCCGGAGACACAGATGGTAAGGGCTACCGTCGTGTTATGCTAGGTACGAAGCCCTTCAAGATGCATCGGTTGATTTGGATAATGTTTAACGGAGACATCCCGGAAGGTATGGTTATCGATCATATCAATCAGGACATAGCGGATAACACTATCGAAAACCTGCGGATGGTCACAAAGGCGCAGAACAATCTCAATACCGATCGCGGCGGAGTGTCCTATGATGCGCCCCGAAAGAAATGGCGAGCACAGATAAGTGAGAAGAATAAGAATAATTTTCTAGGAAGATTCGACACACGAGAAGCAGCCGTTGCAGCATACGAGACTGCTAAGGTCAATAGATTCAATTGATAACGTATTCGGGCGGCTGATAGCGACAACCGCCGAACATAATGGAGCAACAAATCAAGGACGCACGAAAACACGGTATACCTGCTCTGATGCATATGACGCATAAGTGGGGCGCATACATGGGTCGTACTGTGTTTGACTCCTGTGGTTCATCGATGGCTAAGCCGATGCGTCTGTTGTCGCTGTTCGAGAAGGCAGGAAAGGCTGCAGAGGATCGTGGTGAGTTTCTTGCCTGGACTGTACCTAAAACTGACTTCCCAGTTGTACAGCATTATGTGGAAGGCACGGTCAAGAAGCAATGGATTCAGTATGGTCCGCAGATAGGTGAGAGACTAAATACCGGTCATTTCATCAACACCTATCAGGTCAGCATCTGCTTCATCGAAGAGACGAAGCATAGTAAGCGTAGACAGGCACAAGGAGCTGCGCCTAACATCATTCACAGCTTGGATGCTGCGCACTTGATGCTGACGATTGATGCGTGTCCTTTCGATATAACAACCATCCATGACAGCTTCGGTTGCCTAGCAGCTGATATGCCAGATCTATATGTGGCTGTGAGAGAAATGTTTTACAAGCTTTACAAGGACAATCCGTTGGAACCAATCTTCAAGGACATACAGTTGGATCCAAAAGAAGTCTCTATTGGGACACTAGACCTGAGCCTCGTGATGGATAGTGAATATTGCTTTGCATAAGGAGATGACATGATCGAAGGTGAAATTCATTTTACAACGGAAGATGAGCCTGGAAATGCACGTGAAGTAGCTGTATTGGAAGCACGCCAGGAAGATGACAAGCTTTTCTTCGCACTTACGTCGAATGGCGCTAAGCATTTGAATTGGCACCAAATGATCGACATGCTCGATGAGATCAAAGAGATGGTGCAAGCTATAGCGAGGCGCTCATGATAACAATCAAGTGGCCAAGCGATTGTGATGTTATCGTCGATCAGGGAGCCAAACGACATCTCTTGGCTGTAACGACAGACTTGAGAGAAACCGACGGAGCATATTTCACCGCGCATCCTGAGTATGCCGACGATATGCCATATAGTGTTCTGATCGACAACATCACTGATGATATCACCACTTGCGTACTCGATCCGACAGAGAAGGGGCTGCTTTGTGAGGATAAAGATGGAGTGCTTAATGACGGTAAGCCAATGTACGGCTGGTGTTGGGAGTGTGTAAAGTTTCACGCGGACTGCAACCTATTCGAGATTCTGATTATCATGAATAACGAATTGAGTGTAGCATATTATGTGCCTAATGACGACAGCATTAATCCAATACTCCTGGAAACAATCCAAGAGCAACTTACAAAATAATTAAAGAAAGAAGACAAATGCCTATTCTGAAGAACTGTGAACTCCACTACGCCTACCTTGATCCTAAGCGTCCTTCCAAGAAGTTCAACAAGACGAATCCGTCGTGGGAAGTACAGATCCGAACCTCTGATATCGAGGTGAAGAAGAGCTGGGAAGCTGAAGGTGTCAAAGCCAAGCTGATGGTCTACAAGGCCGGTGAGGATAACGAAGGGGAGCCGATCCTCAATGCAGCCGGAAAGAAGCAATGGCTTGCGCACCTGAAGAAGAAGTCGATCAAGAAAGACGGAACACAGTCTGAGTCTGTTGAGGTTGTTGGAGCCAATCTGAAGCCAGTCGATCCTACATCTATCGGCAATGGCTCCATCGGTAACGTACGTGTGTTCCAGTACGAGTACGAGAAGGAAGGCGTCGATGGTAAGCAGCTCGCATCTGTACTGATGAAGATTCAACTGCTCAAGCATATTGTATATGTGCCTAAGAAGGGTGGCGGAGATGATGACTTCGACGATGAAGGCGAGACTGAGACGATTGCACCGCAGATGGCGGACAGCGATACTCCTCCTGACAGCGACGATATTCCGTTCTGATATGTCGCACATCACGAAGAAGCAACGGCATAGTATTGATGTGTCACCTATCGGTGATTGCCAGTTGGTTAACTCTCGTGAACTCTCGTATGCCTTTAATGTGATCGCTCGCGGTTACGTTAAGGGTATGCGTGATAAGTCACGCTACGACGAGGTGGTAGGTGCACTTGAAAAGACGAAGCAAATGTTGTATGAAGAGTTCATCAAGCCTTACGAGGCTCAACAGAAGTTTGACAATGGGGAGATCGAATGATTGTTTCAAAGCTTAGATCCGGATCGACAGCTGATGCATCCTTCCCTAGACTTATGCAGATCAAGGGAGGCGATTTAGTTGTAATGATGATCTGTGATTCTCAGGGTTTCGTTGTGCATCCAGGTAGTAGTGAACATAACATAGGGGACACATACAGCTGGCTAATGGACCGTTTCCTCGACTTTAACGGTGTCGTGGAGCTATGCTCATGAGGTACACCTACGAAATCTACAGGAGTGGGCAGCGTCTCGACATCACAACCAACTTCCTGGAGGTTGAATCACTGCTTTCGCAATATCCAGGTTCTGTCGTGAACGTCTACGACAACAACGCTCCTAAGAGGCTGTACTCAGTTCTGACCACAGAGGACGAACTCCACGGGTGGCGTGATGCACTCGAGAAGGCATTCGCTTGGAAAGACAAGCCGATTACTTCTCCGATACCTTATAATGCCCTCGAGGAGACAGATGGCTTTCACGTGGCCGAGCATCCGGCTGAGCCTCAGGTAGTACATGACTTCGCCAAGGCAACTGACTTGTTCAATGAGGTGCTACGTGAGATCGCTAAAGGTCCACAGCACTTGATTGATAACAACGCTAAGACGGCAGCTGCAGTCGGAAAACCACAGATGTCTGGTATTCCGCCGATTGCACTGTTAGCGCTTGGTGCAGCGATGCAAGATGGTGTGAACAAGTATGGCTTGACCAATTGGCGTGACAGCCAAGTATCTGCCACAGTGTTCTATGATGCAATGATGCGTCACCTACTCGCGTGGTATAGTGGGGAGGACTGTGCAGTAGATAGTCATGTAGTCCATCTGGGTCATCTGATGGCAGGAGCAGCTATCTTGCTTGATGCTGAGCTTCATGGTTGTTTGAACGACAATAGACCTAAAGGTGAGCACATCACTGCCGAAAGTCTGTCATTCGTTAAGCGGTAAATTTCTGGAGTCCAAATGGCTCGTTACATAAGTGACATTGAAACAAATGGACTCCTACAAGAATGCACACGCCTGTGGATTGTCGGAGTCAAGAACATTGACACAGGCGTTGTGCAGTATTGGCTTGAAGGAGATCTTGGTTGGCAGAAGGTGTTCGACGAAGCTGATCAGATCGTTGGACATAACTTCTTGGGCTTTGACATTCCGGCACTAGAGAAACTGACAGGCTGGAAGCCACCTAAGAAGTTGATGATCATAGATACATTGCTGATGTCACAAGTTCAGGATTACAAACGCTTCGGAAACCGAGGGCACAGCCTTGAAGTATGGGGTGAGAACCTGGGCTATCCTAAGGGAGACACTGGTGATCCTGCCATCTTCTTCTCTAAGTATTCTGAAGAGATGCTGGAGTACTGGAAGCGAGACATGGAGCTTGGCGGTAAGGTCTACAATGTACTCGGCAAGGAGTTGAAGGAGAAGGCAGCAAGAGAGCCGATTATTCGTACCTACCTGAAGGCTGAGCATGCGGCAGCTAAGTTCGTCGCACAGGCAGCATTACGTGGTTGGCCATTCAACATAGCAGCCGCTGAGAGTCTGTTCGGTAAACTGACGATTGAGATGGACGAAGTACGTGCCAAGATATTGCCGAAGCTAGGTTTCAAAGCTGTGGCAGTAGATAAGGCGAATGGCGTTGTCCCATGGAAGGAAGCTAAGTGGACAAAGATTGGAGCATACTACTACCATCTAGCTACGTGGTTCAATATCGACCCTATGACTGGTCAGGATTGGAATCGTCTAGTCGAAGGGCCATACAGCCGCGTCGAGATCGTACCGCTTGATATTGACAGCATTGACGACGTAAAGATTTTCCTTTACAGGCACGATTGGATTCCGACAGAGTATAACACGAAAGTCGATCCTGACACCGGTCGTAAGGTGAACACCTCTGGTAAAATTACGGAGGATAGCCTGCAGTGCATGGAAGGCGACGGTAAGCTGTATTGTGACTTCTTAACAACGAAATCACGATATAGCATCCTGAAAGGCTGGCTTGAGAAGGTAGATAGAAACAATCCGTTGTGTCCTCCTGGGCTTGGCATTTTACATGGCGACTGTATGACAATCGGTACGCCTAGTATGCGTGCACGGCACAGTATCATCGTCAATGTTCCAGCTGCCGAGTCGGTGCTTGGCCCAGAGATGCGCGCACTGTTCACTACGCTACCTGGATGGAAGTTGATTGGCTGTGACTCTGCAGGTAATCAGGCACGCGGATTGGCGCACTATCTGGAGAGCGAGGAGTTCACTCAGACGCTATTGAATGGTGATATTCACCAGTACAACGCTGATGTGTTGACACAATGTTTGGCAGAGATGGGTATCAAGCACACTGTACCACGACCGAGAGCTAAACGTATCCTATATGCGTTCTTGTTCGGTGCTTCTGGAGGCAAACTCTGGAGTTACATCTTTGATAAGCCAGACGAGAAGCGTGGCAAGAAGTTAAAATCCTTATTCACAAAGGCTGTTCCTGGATTCAAGAAGCTGCTGGAGAAGCTTGAAAACATCTTCGGCAAGACGCAGCAATGGGGTGACGGTTATATCCCAGGTATTGGTGGCAACCGCATCTACTGCGATAGCTTCCATAAGCTGTTGGTCTATCTTCTGCAAGCATGCGAGAAGGCAACATGTGCGGCTGCAGTAATGCTGACAATGGAACGGCTAGAAGAGAAGGGTATCGAGTATTGGCCCGTAATGTTTATGCACGATGAAGAAGACTTCCTTGTGCCGGACGAACACGCGGTAGAGGCTGCAGCTATCGGGAAGCAGGCTTTTAAAGATGGTCCGAAGCTGTTTGGTGTCCAGATAATGGACGGTGACGCTAAAATAGGAGAGAACTGGTATGAAGTGCACTGATAAGCCTGAATTCGTGATCAGTGACCAATCAGCATACACAATAAAGCTACCGGAGCCGTCCGATTGGGTGTGCTACCTCTTCGGCAGCAAACCTGGGGGCAACGGCTTGGTATATTATCCTCGAAAGGATAGTGTACCTAATGGTTTTGTGCGGTGGATGATGTGGCTTTGCTTCGACTGCACTTGGATCAAGAGAGTGTGAAATGATCGTTCACATAGAAGCTGAGATCAAGCTGCTACAGCTATTCAAGTGCAAGCTCTGTGGCAAAGAGATGGCAGGTACAACTGAGCACCACACCTTCAAGCGCGTTGGCTACGGAGGTGGTGGCGCAATCTATCAGTACTTAGAGGATATCCGGTTGAATCCACACAATATGCCTGTGGGCTGGGCGCATAACGGCAATGGCAACTTTAACTGTGGGTGCAAGGAATGATAACGACGTACTGCATACAGTGGTTATCCTACGAGGACAACCTGCAGCATAGCAAGGTGCTCGATCTAGAGCACGAGATAGAAGCATGGCAGCTGGCATGTGAGGCAGTAACAGGCATCGGTCAGGGCACACTTCTCGGTCTCACAAAAGAGGAGTTGATTGAATTAACAGCTGAGACCGGTATTATCGGCGTAACGGAGGCAACGCGTGGCGACACAGAAACTGACGACTAAGTATTACGAGTCACACGTCACAATTGATCCTGTAATTGATGCTTACAAGAGGCAGCTGACGGAGCTAGCTGAGGCTTTCAAGTTCAAGGTGGCTGATCTGTTGATGAGCAAGGAAGGACACCTTGTAGCCTCTGACCATGATATGTTCATGACAGGACATTCGCATGACTACGAGTTGTTGAACAGAAACATGATCGCGTTAGTACTGGCACTTGCTGAGCAGGGTTACAAGGTAAGACGTTACAAAATGGAAGCTGTTATCTTCGACTCAAGAGTGAGGAGCATACTGTGAGTAAATACACAGACTGGTATCCGCCAAGTGTAAACCCGCATAGAGTAGGTTGGTATCCAACAGAGTGTATCTGTGGGAAGCGACACTATTGGGATGGTCTCGCTTGGTACTACAAGAACCCCCAAGGAAAGATGACTCCTTGGGTTGCCATTCGCTGGCGCGGCTTGAGTGAGAAGTACAACAGAAAGGGTACTGATGCTGGCAATAATAGACGGTGATGTGCTCGCTTATCAAGCGTGCAAGACAAGGTTCAAGCCAGATGAGGCTGTTAACTTAATCCTTAACGACAAAGGCAACCTTGTAAAGGCAAGCAAAGAATACACTATGGCAGAGGATGCAGAGTACTTGGGTCAGTCGTGGGATAATTTTCAGCGTCAGGCTAAGGACTTGCTCGATTGTGTATTTGCAACGGACTACCTGATGGCTGTTAAGAGTCAGCATAACTTCAGGAATCTGTTGTATCCAGAGTACAAGATGAACCGACACAAGGATCCTCGGCAGTCCAACTTCTTCGTACCAGTACTAAGAGGAATGGCTGTGGACGAAGGTCTGGCAGTAGAGGCTGTCAATATGGAGGCCGACGATTTGATGCGGATGTGGGCGGAGCAAGCTCGTCTTGCAGAGATACCTTATGTTATCTGCACTATTGACAAGGATCTGAAGTGTATCCCTGGGCTGTACTACAATATGAAAACCAATATGATAGAAGAGATCACAGAAGAGTTCGCATTACGATTCTTCTATGAGCAGCTACTCAAGGGTGACGGCGTCGACAATATACCTGGAATTCCAGGTGTTGGCCCTGTTAAGGCAGAGAGGCTACTAGTGGATTGTAGTACGGAGTTCGACATGCAGGAAGTTGTTGTCGAGCAATACATGAGCTTCTACCCGACAGACTGGTATAACTATCTCCAGAGTAACGGGGCGATGCTCTATCTCAAGAAGCACGAGGATGACTTCTTCAGCTGTAGGTCTTGGGAGATTGTTCAGACAGTCCTGAGCATGGATTCGTCTATTTCGGAGTCCCTTGCGGCACAAGGGGAGGCGGAAAAATTGGCAGCACCGACCAAAACTGCCACGCTGCCGGACGCGGGTGCATCCCATGGGGCGAGTATCGCCGCACCCCCGATTGCCGCGCCTGCAGCCACTCTGCAGGCCACAGTCGGCAAGGCGACCGGCATGTCACTCAAGATAGGATGACACCGGAACTCGGTGGAAATTCTCGATACAAGGAAGGAACACATGTGTCAAAACAACTGACGTTAAAGTTTACAGAGATACAAAGAGAGTACACTGCGACAGAAGTCTTCAATATGCTCGCTGATGGCAACAAGACGTTCAGACGGGCAGCTTTCTTCAAGTGGTTGAAGCAACGCGACACTGCATCGTATCTCAAAGGTCATGCCCAGGGCTACGATAAAGGTGCCAGCAATGGCTACACCAGTGGCCGAAAGGACGGCCAGTCTATCGTACGGAGTAACTACTGATGGTGCTCCGAATAACTCCAGTTCTCATGGACACCGACACAGGCCTTATCACGGTAGCACAGCCTGTCAGTAAAGAGAACATCATCACGC